GTACCAGTAGGTCCATGAACTTCTGGATTAGATTGCACCAATGCCATCATTTCTTGTGCCATAGCAATACGTTGGGATTGACTAAATATATCTGGGTTAGAGATTGGAAATATATCAACCCTATCATCAAAGTCTGTTAATTTAATTTGTGAATTGCCACCAGCTATAGCATATGGATATTCAGGAGGTAAGTATTCTTTAAATACTTGTGCTAGTAGTCTAAATTCTTTTTTCTGTGAATTGTGCAGTCTTTTGTGTATGGCTGATAAAACTTTAGTAGACCTTTCTAGTAAAGCAAGTGTAGTTCCTACAGGTGCATTTGGATTACCTTTACCCGTATTAATTTCAGCAATAGATGCAAACTTTTTACCACCATCTACTAATATACCTAGTAAATTTAATAATGTACCACTAGGTTCTTTAAATGGGAGTGGTTGGATTGATTCTCTAAGTGATCCACCAGGAGCATCAACATCTCTGAACTCTCCAGGTTGAATCGGTGTGTCCTCATCTCTTATTCTAATACCACGAGTCTTAAATCCAGCAGGTAAGTTGGCAAGAGTACCAGCATCTATAAGCTGTCTAAGTATTGATGTAGAAGCTTTTGATAAACCACCTATCATATGTGTAAGACCAAACCCATAAAAACCTAAACCAGGTAAGAACTTAAAGTGAACAAAGTATTCAACTTTATTTTTTAATGGATCTTGTTCTTGAAAGTTTCTACGAATAGATAGAATTTCACTAGAATTAACATCAATGGTAACTATGTAAGGTAGCTTTACACCTGTTGTTTCTCCAGACTCGTCCATATCCTCAAAGCCATCTAATTCTAAATTACAATGCACTTCATACAGCATAGATACTTCACCGTCATCATAAGATGGCTCCATGCCAGATAACTTATCTATTTCTTCTTTTACATCAGATGCATTAATATCATCACCGTAATCTATATCTATTTTACGATAAAAACCAAGAGCTTGTAGTTTTCTAACTTCGTTTTCTGGCATTTTAATAACATTGGTAATTCTAGGACATGATTCTAGATCTGTAGTGTAATAAGGTACGATTAAATCCTCTGGAGCTACAAACTTAGAAACAGCACGACCTAGAGCTTCATCGTAATAAACCTTTTTAAAAGCAGAACCTGCAAGAGGTAAGTAAAACAACATTTGGTCTAACTCTTCATCAAACTCTTCCATAACATGAGTAATCTGATAGTTCATAAACTCTTTTACTCTTTGAGCTTGTTCTTCTACGCCACTATCGTATGCACCAATAACTTGTGTTTTAACAGGTCCACCAGAGGGTAATAATTCTTTGTATGCTTGTGCTTGGAAAGTTGTAACTGCTTCACCTAATAACGGGTGTATAACACCAGATGCACCTTCAAAAGGTTCAGATCTTTCATCGTCAAACTTCATACCTAAATATTTAAGGCCATCGGTATAAGTTTTTTCCCAGTCTTCTCGTGATGATTTGTCTTTTTCAATACCATCCATAAGTTGATTGGATATTCTTGCTAAATCATTATCGTCCATAGATTCAGCTAAGTTTTCATTAAATCCTGTATCTATTTGTTCTTGCATACTGGATTCTAAAACAGCACTACCATCCTCTTGCATAACAAAGTCTTCCATACCAGCTTCTTCAATAGCAGCAAGTGCTACTGACATACCCTCATCACCTAGAGGCATTTGATTTTCTTCATTTAGGATTGTTGGATTAATATCTTTTTCTATTGCCATTAGTAATATACCCTTCTAACTGGTGCTTTGTCTTGATCTGAATAGTCATCGTCAAGAGAAACTAAACCGCCCTCTCTAAATCGCATGAGAGCTTGAGTCATAGTATCACATAAATCGTCATTTTTTCCAAAAGGAAAAGCAGCACACTCCTCTATCATTTCTTCTGCAAATTTCTTTTCTGGTGCATAGACTAATTCAGATTCAAAAATAGGTGCAACTGAGTGCATACGTGTAGATTTGTCGTGTCCTCTAGTAGGCGAGTAATTAACAACAGGGATACCAAGTCTTCTAAGTTCGTGTGTAAGTGGTGTCCCAGAAGCTTTAGCTTCAATTAAAGTCATATCAGGTTCCCAGTATTTATATTCGTTATATGCAATACGTTTTAGCTCTGGAAAGTCCCATCTGCCTTTTTGTGCATCAAGCAAAATAATACAATCAGGTGAATCAGGTGTAGGACGAAATATGCCCCATGTAGATATAGCTGAGTAGTCAGCGTTTTCTTTTTTACTAAAAGCAGTATCGTAGCTTTGTATAATATAACTAACAGGTGGCAATGTATTACCCTCCCATATATTCCACCACTCACGTTTAACAATAGAACCTTCTTCAGAAGTTGGAGTCTGCATCCACTGTGCATTCCATTTTTGTACTGGTAATGAAGCTTTTACTTTATTTAATTCATCTATAGCCCAGAACTCTGGCCACAAAGCATTGTTGGTTTCGGGAAATATAGCGGGAAACTCTACTATTTCCCATTGATCCGCAGCTTCTTCTTGTTGTGCGTCTAAAAGCTTTGCAGTTAAGTCTATAGAACTCCATCTTGTCATAACCAAGATAATGGCTCCTCCTGGTTGTAAACGCTGTCTAGGTCCAGAGGTATACCATTCCCAACAAGATTCTAAGGCACTAGGGCTTAGTGCATCTTGTTCTGAATGTGGGTCATCAATGATAAGAAGATCCGCACCCCTACCCGTAATAGCTCCTCCAACACCTGCTGCAAAGTATTCGCCACCTTTGTTAGTTTCCCAACGACCTGCTGACTTAGAATCAGCTTGTAGTTCCACTTCTGTAAAAATACGTTTATATTCGTCAGTATCCATCATGTTTCTAACTTTACGACCAAATCGTACTGCAAGCTCACCTGTGTGAGTGGTCTGCATGATTTTACGATTCGGTTGCTTACCCATGATCCAAGCAGGGAAATAGGTAGAACAAAACTCTGATTTAGTGTGTCTAGGTGGCATATTAACAATTAATCGGTTAATTTTGCCGTTAGCAACGTCTTCTAGTTTTTGTGCAAAAATTTTGTGATGACGGCCACATATAAACTCTGGCCACATATATTCTACGTAGTTAAGAAAACTGTCTTGGCATTTCTTTTGATTTTTAAGCAACTCTAATCGTTCTTTTAAAACTAAAGTTTCTTTTATTTCTTGATCAGATAGATGTGCTAGTTTCAAAGCTTTCTACCAAATCCTATATTTAACTCTGGTCCACCCATGCTAGACAAGCCTAATCCTGCATTTATAAATCCACCTGTTTGAGGATTTTCGTAAATGTTAAAACCTAGTATATCTTGCAACTCTGCCTCTATTTCATCTAATTTGTTTTTTGATAATTTGGCTTGTTGTCTTTCAGAGGGAACTTCGCCGCCTGTTGCTTTTTTTTCTACAAGAACATCTGGTTTCATCATTTGAACATTGCTGCTAATATACGGATCATCAGCACCTGAAAGATAAGCTGCAAGTTTACTAATACTTCCAATACCTTCCATTACTTCAGGGTTTATAGCTTCATATGGATTATTGTACTCTTCATATGGGTTTTCAAATATATTCCACTTTCGTGAATCACCTACTTTTTCACCATCAAATTGACTAAAAAATTTATTAGTATATTGATCCCATTGTTCTTTAGTCATTAAGTCTGAAACAGGATACTTAACTGAAACTGGTACAAAGTTTGGTTCTTTACCTAACATTTTTGCTGTATCTTTTTCTGGGTATATTGTTCTTCCATACCTTTCAGCAAAATATTCCATACCAGTAAATATATCTGTAGGATTTCTATTTTGTATACCGTCATATATTTTTTTTAAATTTTTTATATAACTGTCTCCACCATACTCATTACCAAAATCATATTTATCAAATATTTCTATTTCAGCATCTTCGTATGTAGTATTTTTTGGTATACGTAATCTAGCATTACCAAAAGCACTTCTAATAGGAGAGCCATAAAAACTTATTGGTATTGAGGCATAGTCATCATAATTTTGAAAAGCATTTTTATCTACAGCTCTGTAATCAACATCAGCACTTGAATCATTTATTAATGTTTTAACAATTTGTTTTTTATATATGTCGTTTTCTAGTTGAGTAAAAAAATCTTGCGTAATTGGTTCTTCGTTTTTTTTCAAAACAGTTTCTATATATAATCTAGCCTCTGGTGAAGTTAAAAATTGTTTTATTTGTTGAGCTGTTTCATTTTCATCTAATGCTTTATTTGCAGCTTTATTTAATTTAGTTGTTACATCTTCAACAAAATTATTAAATCTTGAAGATTTTTCAACAGCACCACCACGTTTAAAAGCATTAACGCCTTGTTTTTCTATGGCTTCTTTAAGTTTGTCTGTAAATTTAAGATAAGTTCCATCAAATTCTGTTCCAGTGCCCTTAATTGTCTTTACAACGCCTTGTTCGCTAACACCTAGCTCTTTCAGCACTTTTTTTATTTCATTTTGTGCACTTTCGTATGTTTTTACAATGTCTGTATCAAAATTTTCTGCAGCAGCTTGTCGATTGCCTATAAATAAAAAGTCATCGCCTTTATTTGCAGAGTCTAAAATGTTTGCTCTAACAGGCAATTTAAAATATTTAGAATTACCACCATCAAAATATGGATCTATTTTCATGCCATATTGTGATTGATTGATACCTGTAGCCTTTTTAAGTACCTTAACACCATCGGCTGCATCAAAAAATGTTTTACCTTGATCAGCTATGTCATCGAAGTAAGCTTTAGAAAGAGCATTAGAATCATCAAAATCTATGCCTTTGTAAACCCTGTTACCTGCTCTGTCTGTTAAATTAAATATATCGCTTGGCGTTAAATCTAAAGAGTCTGTAAAAGGTTTACCTGTTATACGCTCTAATTCTCTAGGAGAAATAGATAGACTATCAATACCTAAGTCTCTAACATCTCTATTTAAAGATTCAATTATTGCATCTATATTTGTTGGTCTTATAGCTGTAAGATCGTTTACTGCGTCAACTTCTTTGTTGTAATTTTTTAAACGTTTAATTAGTTCTTTTTGTTGTTCTGGTTTTACAAATCCAGTAGGTTTACCTTTAAATATTTTTTCTTTTATTTTTTCAACGTTTTTAGTACGTTTGAATACTTCTTTTACAACACTGTCAAAATTAGAATCAATCTTTGAAAAGTCTTCTAATTCAGGAAACTTTCTTATAATATTTTTTGGTGTTACTGCAAAATTTCCTAATATTCTTGATTCTATAAACTCAACAACACTTGCTAGCCCATCTAATTCATCACTAGATTCAAAATATTTACCAGGCACTCTTGTGCCAAACTCAGTATCAGTAAATGTCTTGTATAAATCATCTCCTAGTATTTTACGCATGGCTTGTTCGTCATTAGCACGTAAGGCATCTACAAATTCTGGTTTTAAATTATTCATTAAGTCAGTTCTTTGAGTACCAGTAATTAATGCATCTGGCCCTACAGAAATAAAATCTTTTATAGATTTATTAGCTTCTGCGATACCACGTATTTTTACAACAGAGTTAAAATTAGTTTTAGCAGATTCAAATGTTCTTATTTGTGTAGGTCTAAGTCTTTTAGAAACTTCTTCTTGAAAGTCAGATTGCATTCTAAATACGTTTTTACCTTGACTAAAAGGATCAATTTTAAGTTCGAGTAAATCATCTTGAATAGTTTTAAAATCCTCAGGTGCTAATCTAGGACGTAAATCACCTAGTCTTTGAATAGCATTATATTTACCCGTACCATCAAAAACATAAGCATTATCACCAGTTTTGCCATCAGGGTATTTTAAAGATTGGTTATGATGTGGAGTATTTCTATACTCACCAGAACCTCTTACAAAGTAATTAAGCTGTCCTTGTGTGTCTAAATTTATAAAATCTGGTCTTGTTTCTGGGTTTTGTAACAAATCTTTTGGTGTATTACGAACTTGTATAGCATCACGTTGGGATCTAGCTATGTAATCATCAAGGTTTTGTCTTGATAAAGATTTTTTAGCATCAGCAGACATAATTAGTTTAGGATGTATTGAGTTGGACTCATCTAAAATATTTAATACTCTAAGCTCACCTTTTGGCACCCCAGCGTTTTCTAATCTTTGTACCCATTGCTCTACAGGTAGTTTTTGTACTTTTTTACCTAAGGTTGTTATATTTGGCTGCTCAATGCCATTGACCCACTTCCTAGCTTTTGATCCAAATTCAAAATCGCCTGCTTGATAATTAATTTGTTTAATACCCTTAGGTTCAAAAGGCTCTACTTTAGGTAGTTTTACCTTTGGCTCCTTAGGCGGTGCAAGTGGTAACGGCTCTTCAACAGGGGGTTTAAGAGTTTTTGGAGCGTCCACTGCTTTTGTAGCAGATTTTGTTACACCTCTTGCACCTCTAAGAAATCTAAATAATGGTATTAAACTAATACCTGATAGTGCAGATAAGGCTATATTGCCTGCTGCACCTAGTCTATCTTTATCTTGTATGTTAGTTTTGGCTCTACGACCAAACTCACC